GTCCTCGAGCCTTCCCAACTCCCCAAGGTTCAGATGTTAGGACGGGATGCGGCTGCTGGACCCAGCGGCGCTGCAGTTCCCGACCAACCATCACTGGCCCCCGTAACAGGGTGTGACACAACTATTCGGCAAACATTGTCGCCTCTGCCGGCCCCGGCCAGTCCAGGTCGCCATGTTCCCCCCACACGCTCACCCCCCCAGCCACCAGTCCGGCCCCCCCCACTGCCCTCAACAGGCGGGAATGGGGGGAGCGGACCAGGCGGAGATGGCCCTCCGGGTGCCCCGCCACCACCACCCCCACCGGGTGGCGGTGGTTGGGGCCCCGGGGGACCACCGGGGCCGATGGGCGGGGGAGGACTCGGCGGCGGTGGTGCTAGGCCACCTATACCGGGCGCCCCGCCGCTGCCAACAGCAGCGAACAGGGCTGCCCAGTACAGTAGGTTCGCGCAGATGTTGCGATCCGCCATTCTTCTCCCTCTTGCTCTCCGTCGCGGGAGCTGGTTAAAAGAGATGTGTAAGACGGCGGTCGCTATGGTAAAGTCAGGTTTCTGGAGGATGTTCGGTTACAGGCCGGCTATCGCACCTCCACAAATGCTGGATCGGATCCCGCAGGACATAACAGTCGTCGCGGCTACCAATCCGGCTAGGGCAGTCCAGCTCCTCGAGGCAAGAATCGAGGAGCAGAAGGCTCTCCTGGGGATACCACTGCAATGGGGGCGTGCTCTGCCCCAAACGGTCGTGCAGGAGATGAGGTCAAAGAGGGTCACATCCGTCGATGGAAGCCATGCTGTTCTTGAGGGTCCTAGGGTAACACCTTTGGGCCTTGCGGAATATGCTGTGTCGAAAACGTGGATGTCGTGCCTTCCAGGGTGGCTGCGCTCTCAGGTCGCAGCATTACTTGTGCCTCATACCACCACGTCTTCGGAGGCGGTGACGGACATGTCCCCGATCGCGGGACTCATCACCACCAGACATGTGCCGAAGATAAGCCAGGCCGTTGCACTCGTCCGCGCGAGGGTCAACCACACTTTCCATCCATTGTCCCATAAGACTATAAATGTGTTGGGAGGCGTGCTGGTAGCGCAGGCAGCTAGGAAACTAGGGTTCAAGTGGGCTTTGGGATCGACGGCTGTTGTCTTCATGCTTCATGTTCTACTTGAAGCGGCAACACCTATTTTCGAAGTCAACGAGGACGTCCGGTACATCCCAGCTGTGCTCGGAGCAGCAGTACAAACATACATGGCCCGTCCAACCTACCTTAGGGGAGCCTGCGGCATGGAGATAACCCTCGCATGTTCGGCCCTTAAGCTCGCGTGCAACGACCTCGTACTCACCACGGCCGGCACAAGCGGCCTGGCGGACTTCATCCTCCTGGGTTTTCAGACCGGCCGCCGGGTTCTCTCGGCGGCCGCTCTGTTTGTCCAGTGAGGATCTACGCATATGGCAGTCGGGTTGGGGAGATTTCCTCGTTCATACTGGACGTGGATCCCGATTGCCATATAACATGGTCCAAAAAACTCCCGCGTACACGCGCTGTAAAATACCGGCGACTTCCTTTTGGGTCGGTCGCTGGGTTCGGTCCCATCTGTAGGGACTCGAACGATCCCCAGACCCAGATCGAGGGATTGTCCAAGCGACTGTGCAGCAAGTGCCCTGTACCCGACCCTGAGCATCTTGAAGGCCTGCGAAAATTTGTCCGGAAGTGGCTGCGCACCCACATGACCCCCTTAGAAGAAGTGCCCGGGTTTGATGAGTGGATAGACCAGTGCCCCTACACGTTGAGCCGCAAGGAGGAGTTGCGGCGCGAGTGGGAGGCAAATTGCGGTAGGAGCATCGGGCCACAAACCCGGCGCAAGTGCTGTAAGGTCAAAGCGTTCGTCAAGACCGAGTGCTACACTGAGAATAAGGCGGCCAGGTGGATCTGTAGTCGGGTTGACCTCTTCAAAGTCCTCTCCGGACCCGCATTCAAGGCCATCGAACAAAGGCTATTCCATAGGCCTGAGTTCGTGAAGCACGTCCCCGTACCTGATCGACCAGCCCTCGTCCGAGGTTTAAAAACCGTAGGCGCGAAGTACCTCTGGACTGACTACTCATCTTTTGAGGCGTCGATCGGTGCCCCCCT